GTTGAGTTATTCTTTGTAATAACTCTAATTGAGCATCAGGTGTAGGTCGAGGAAGAACATCATCCATTGAACGTAGTTCTTCTATTGCTGCTTGTTCGCTTTCACCTAAAGGTCTTTGTTTGCATTTGAGTGCTTGTAACCTATACTCAACATTAAACGCCATTGGTCCAGTTTTAACTCTTTGGAAATGTACGTCCCAACCAGTTTCTACATCAGTAGGATCACCAAGATCTTCTGCTGCAACCATGATTTGTTCCATAAGTTTCTTTTTAAGATTTAAAACTTTAACCTGTCCATCAGCTGGATCTATGCATTGAATTGCATATGCCCAACCGCATTTGATTTCTGGAAAGAACTCACGAACGTGATCTTTTTCCATGTTGTTAAAAGTTTCTGTACCTCTATCAAAAGCAAGACATTCCATAGGAATATTTTTTCCATTCTCACCTTTAACCCAATACACATATCTAGGTAGTAACTGACCAACCATACGAACGACATTATCGCCGTTTTTGTATACATACTGATCAATTCTTGATTTTTGTGCGCTACCTTTCGCCTCATTAAAGTTTATAGCCATTGTTTTTCTCTGTTATTTAAGCGTCTTCTTCATATTTAAAGTGTACCATCCCATCTTTAAAATAAAGAAGTCTGTTGTCGTCAAATATATCTGCCAACATAGGCAGATTTATTAAAGGAAGAGTGGTTTCCCCTGTTTCTCTATAATCATGTATATTTCGATAAGAAGCCACTCCGATATATTCGGCAATTTCTCTCTTAGAATATAGTGATTTATTTCGCAAAAGTTCTTTTGGGTTTACTAGATAACTTAGTCCCTCAAAACTTTGCCCTGAGTATTTATAAATGGGATCACGATAATTATAAGGAATACGAGGATAGGTTAATAAATGAACTATCTGGATGATAGATCCTGCGTCTCCTTCGGTTATGTCCAATATCTTTTCCCAATTATATTTTATCATTATATTATATCAAATTTTTAAATGTTTGTCAAGTAATATTTTTCGGAGGTTGTTATAGGGTTGATACTTCATAGCCCTGTTTAATATAGTAGCCAAGTCGTGCGTTTGCCTGTCTCCTTGCGGTATTCCCCTTTAAATGTATATCAACTATTGTAGGTTGTTTCTTTCCTTCATAATTACGAACAATCCTACCAATTAGCTGTGTAAGTAAAGGCTCATTATTTACTGGAGTTCCTAAAACTAAGCAACTAAGAATATCTAAAGATATGCCCTCCGAGAATATACTTTGTGTCCCATACAGTATGTTTTTATCTTTAAATATTTGATTTATAATATCTGTTCTTTCTTCGTGTGGTACTGCTCCCGTTACACAAACTGCATCATCTCCTGTGAGTTTGGCACAGTTTCTTAGGAAATCTACTCTATCAGATACCACTAATACTTTATGACCTCGTGCAGCATATGCACTTGCAGTCATAGCCACAGAGTTTTGATACTCTGGGTTATAAGCTAATTCATTTATTCTATTAGCCCATGGTATTGATGATCCATCCATAAAACGAATATTCATTTTTAGGACATCAACTTTTGGCACCATAAAGTTTTCTTTTGGTGGTTTTAAGACATTATCTCCAAAGTAATCTCTAAAAACCACATGTTTACCATCTTTTCTTTGTAATGTTCCTGTTAATCCTATCTTATATCTAGCACTATTTTTATCTATGATTCTTGAAAAGGTAGGACTACTAACGTGATGCATTTCATCAAGTATTACTGTCCCAAATTTTGTTCTAATTTCTGGAACTTTTCTATATAATGTTTGAATATTACCTACTACGATAGGAGGTTCTATATCAAATTTACCACTACCTACGATGCCTGGTTTAAAACCATAGACTTTTTCTACTTCATTTTCCCACTGCTTACGTAAAGGTAAAGTATGAGTTACTATTAAGGTTTTTTGTCCTAACTTTCCCGCAATAGCTAACCCAGTAAATGTCTTTCCCCAACTTACCCAAGCGTTTATTATAGCATTGTCATCAACCTCATCATATACAGATTGTTGACTTGGTCGTAAAGTTAACTTAAATGGAGGAATATCTACTGGAACTACAGCTCGTTTATCTATTATCTCAAAATCTTCTGGTATTAAGTCTGTTCTACCTACGGGTATCGCTATTAACTTGCCCCTTATTTTAGCCATGTTTTTTATAACAATGGGAGGATCGCCGTACTTATAAGAAGGAATAGCATAAGTTAGTTCTTTGTCTATCTTAGCTACGTCTTCTGATGAAGGTTCCATGTATATTCTATTACTTATTATTGCTTTCATTATATAAAGTCTGGTCCACTAAACCATTGAACTAAAGAATGTCTTGTACCTTTTGTTATAGGAGTAATTGTATGTAAAAGTATTGAAGGAAATACAATTATAGTTCCTTGTTTAAATACTCCTTCATCCATAGGTAAATTAGTATTACCCCAGAAATTTTTTAGTAGCAAATCTCCTCCAGTATAACTACCAAGATCACTTAATTGTACTGATACACTAAGTTTTCTGTATTTTTGTGCCTCTATATCACAATCTCTATGATAATCATAAAAAGCTCCATCTTTATAGGTTGCAAACTGTATGTGTTCTCTGTCATTTATAACAAAATTCCAACCAGTCTCAGAATTGGCTCTAGCTACATAACTTGCTATCATTTGTTGTAACCACTCATCTTTTACCCAAGCAACTTGACCTTTCCTCATTTTTTCATCAATGTTTTTATCTACATTTATAGTAGCATCTTCTTGTATTTTTTGTTTACCTAATTCAATTATAGTATTACACATTTCGGGCGGCAAAGCCGACTCAAAATAGTAATAAGGTACTTTAATTATACTTCTCATACATAACTCTCTAATTTTCTATTCCACGGATTTATGGATAAAGATACTCTTGTTCCTTCAAATTCATTAACTTTATGATTATAGCCAGGACCAAAAAGCACTAATCTATTTTCTTTTGGTGTTATTGTAGTATCTTCTACAAGCAGTTCTCCTCCTTGTAGATTTTTTATATCTGTGTAAAAAACCATACTACATATAGGAAATCTAAATATTTTTCTAACATGGTATGATAATTCATCTCTGTCTTTGTGCCACCCATCATCATTATCCCCTACTGGAATAGTATTATTGTGTATCCATGCTTCATATCCTACTAAATTACTAAGATCAAAATAATTACCTGCTATAGTTCTTAATTGTTTAAAAGAAGGGTCTTCATATTTTTCTATCTCATACCACATAGTGTTTGGTGAAACTATTATTAAAAGTTCTAGTAACTCTTTTAAATAACTAAAATCTTTATCGGATAAAACGTTGTCTAAAACTACTATCATGTTACCCAAGCAACTATAATAATATATGTTATAATGTGTACTAATTGGTCAAATCCAGTTATAGCTCTTCTAACTTTATCAGTTAGTCCTTTTCTTTTATAAAGAAACTTAGTCTTAAAGTAGTCTTGATGATAGTGTATAGTAGCATCAAATAATGTTGCTAGAATTACTACTTGTATAGGTAGAAATAGTACTAGTGCTAAAAAACAAAATATAGCATGACAGGCTATATGTTCAAGACTTCCTCTTGAGCCATAAATATGTTTGTTTACAGGTACAGTCCAAGCGGGATTAAAAACATAATCCGCTAAAAAGTGTTTTATAGCTAAAGCTAACATTATTGTGCTTGTTAAAGTCATTCCCACCACGTCACTACTAAAATAAGTAGTATTGTACTTATTATACTACCTAAAAAAATTAAATTGTTTATATTTTCCGCCATGTCTCTTTTAGTTCTTCTTCCGCTAAATCGTATAAAAGCCAAGGCACTCCTGACTTATACAGAACCCCTGCCCAAGAAGCGTTCTCGGGCAGAGGTCTTTTGAGGGGGAAGGGGAAAGGGCAATCTTTTATCCATAGCATACTTACTATGTTTTTCTTTTCCACCCTCAAAATCTTGTGATATTTTAGCGGTACTCTTGTTGTTTTATGTTTTTCGATAAAATACCCATTGCTATCTATATAATATTTTCCCGAGTGTTTTATCATCTCTACTTCATCTTCTAACATATATTTTAGAGGATAAAGGCTTTTCATCGGACTTTGTAATCTTCTTTTACCAAGTGTGTCGCCCGACATATTCTTATCATCTAACACTTGATTATCTATCCATAGTATTCCATCTATAAACTCAACATTGTCTGTATGTACAGAAAATACTGGAAAGTTTATCTTACTATAATCCATATTTTTTCTCAAACTTGCCCATAGAATAGTCATCACCTATTTCAAAGTCACAACCTACTGGACAGCCTGGAATACTAATTCCTCTATCTTTTTGTACACACTCAAGCAGTATATTAGAATATTCTTCAATATAATCTTCTCTGACTTCTGCTAGTATAGAGTCATGCACTAACGCAAATATTTTTGCGGGTTTATCTTTTATTTTATTGTGTGTATCAACAGCACCTAATAAGTTAATATCTGATGCGATTGATTGTACTAAAAAGTTTAGTCCTGATCTTACTTCATGACTTGCTATACCTCTGTTATCTGACTTAACATTAGGTAATCTTCTCTTTCTTCCAAAGTGAGAATATATAAATCCATTATCTCTTATAAACTTAGAAGATTTATCAATCCAAGTTCTTAACTTGTGAAACTCGTTAAAATAATCATCAATAACTTCTTGTGCTTCTGTCTTGCTAAAATACTTACCACTATCTTTAGTAACTTGTTCAGATATTTTAGCAGCCCCAGCACCATACATTATTCCGAATGTAACGGCTTTTGCAGCTTGTCTTTCTGTTGAGTAGTGTTCTGTAACTTCATCTACTTCACAATCTAGATTATATACTAGTTTAGCAATACTACTATGAAAATTACCGCCAGATCTAAATATATCCATTAGTGCTTCATCTTTTGCAAGCACGGCTGCAACATACACTTCTGCGGTAGTTAAGTCCATAGCAACAATTTTATTTCCTTCTTTTGCACGAATGCAACCTTTTACAATAGGATTATCTCTAGGTATCTGTTGCATATTCATTTTACCACTAGAAGATAGTCTGCCTGAAGTTGTACTGTGAATATTAAATCCAGTTCTTAATCTACCATCTCTATCTAATTGTGGAAGTATTTTATCCAAATACGTATTCTTAATCTTTGACTTTTGTCTTATACTAAGAATATGTTTTGGTATCTCATGTTCTTCTGCTAGTATGTTTAATACTTCTGCATTTGTTGAGTGTGCGCCTGTTCCTGTTTTTATGCCTGTAGGTTTTAATCCTACAAAATCAAATAGAAGTTCTCGAAGCTGTACTGTGCTGTTTGGATTGAACTCTTTTTGTTTGATTCTTTCAAAAGTTTTAACAGCATCAAATTCATATAATTGTCGTACTGCTTCATCTATATCTTCTTGCATTAATGCTCTACTCTTTTCTAATCTTTCTGCATCAAAAGGCACTCCTGCGTCTTGAACATCTGTCAAAAATCTACAGGCGGGTAGCAGTATAGTTTGATATACATTGAATAACTTGCTGTTCTTTTTAACTGCTGGATATAATCTTTCAAATACTAGTAGAGTTACTACTGCATCCATAGCCGCATATATCTTCATTATATCAAATGGAATTGTGTCCCAAGTAAAATTATCTTTTAATACGCGATTTGCTTTTCTATATCCATCTATCCAGTCATGCATTGGTTGTTCATAATCTCCATAAGGAGTAAATCTCATAGCAAGTTGTTTTAGCCCGTGTGTTCCAGGCTGCTCTTCCAAACAATAGTGTAGTAGCATGGTATCTTCAAATCTTGGAAAACTAAATCCAAAATGATACTCTAACATCGCAACATCAAACTTTGCATTATGAAATACTACTATCTTATTATTAAATAGATATTGAAAGAGGTGTTCTGCTTTCTCATCAATGCAATCTGTAGATATGTAAGCACCATGATCTTTTTCATAAGACATACTGATACCTAATACATATCCATCACGAGGATATAATCCTGTTGTTTCTGTATCTACTGCTACCCATTGATTATCATGATCTATTGCGTTTCGTAAAAACTTATGTAATTCTTCTGTTTCAGTAATTCCATAACACTTATCTTCTGATAGTTTTTGCATTTTTAACTCACCAGATATGTACTTAATAATATTACTTTTAGTTTCTTCCCATAAAGGTCTTGCTTCTGGTTTAAAAGCAAGCATAGCAGGATTTATAGCAGGTAAAAATTTATCATCTATACATCTACCACTATACTCTGTTATAGAATTTACTTTAGTATAATACTTTAATGATTCAGAACCTATTAAAATTATCCAGTCGTAATCATCAATATTTATTTCGATATCGACATCTGCTTTTAATACTTTCTTTTTGGTTGAGTCTGAGCATAGAGCATATCTATCATACTCAAATGCGTTATCAAATCTACTGTCGAAGTCTGTTCTACTTCTTGTTTTCTCTATTAGTGCTATTTTATTCATTCTCTTTCTCTTTAAATTTTGTGTAAGCAAGAACTAACTCTCCTTTACCAATACTTGGATTACCTACAGTATCTTGTGAGATTTCTTGTAAAATTGATTGTATTTCAATAAATGTTTCTTTACAGTCCCCTTTAATAAAGTAATTAGAGGCGGCTGCAAAATTATTGTGCGGGTTTACTTTACCCGCATTACCCCCTACTCTACGAATGGAAAAATCGGCTTCTTCTGCGGACACAAAAGAAAAATCTTTATGAACTAGTGGAAGTATTATTTTATTTCGTTTTTCGACTCTATATTCCCAGATTTGAAATACACATGGAACAGCATAAGGTTTTCCTTCCAATGTGAACGAATTTCTATTCAAAATATATTCTTCTACCAACCAAAAATTTAAATTTAAACTATTAGTTATACTAACTTTTCTAAATGTTCTAGGTAATATAAAACCAATTAATCCTTTGCCTTTTGCAGCGTGATTAAAAAACTTTTTTGCTAGAGAGGAGTTTTTGCCGAAAGGAGGGTTTCCTAGATAGAATTTATACTTACTACTATCCCATGTTAAAAAGTCCTGTTTTATAATATCATCTCTTTCGGGGTATAAATCTAGCAATATATCTGTATACATAGAAAAAGCTCCTGCCCCTGCCGATGGTTCAATTACTACCTCTTCTCTTTCTCCAATATTAAGATATCGGTGAAAAGCGTCTCCACAAAACTTAACGACATCTGGATTTGTATAGAATTTATCTTTTGATTTATTGTCCATTGAATAGTAGCCCCCTCTTAGCGTAAGTAATATTACAGTTAGGGAAGTCTTTCAAAAGACTACCACCTGTTTTAAATATTAGGTTAATACTAGGGAACTCTGTAACATCATGTATGATATATGCTATTTCGTTAGCGTGGGCATGGGCTACTTCGGCATCATACTTTCTACCTGCGCCTATCTGATTAGATGGCATAAACTTACAACCATTTTTTGTAA